GAATGGCGTCCCGTAGGCGGAGCGACCACGGCTGTCACGGGCATAACAGACCTGTTCTACGACCTGACAGGACTGACTGCTTCCAGCGACTATGAGTTCCGAGTACAGGAAGACGATGGCACCAACGTGTCTGGGTTTACTGCTTGGACTGGGTTTACTACTGCGGCTGCAGTTATTAATGTAAACGTTGACTTATCAATTTCAAGTGTAGATTCAAATAACCCAACCATTTCTACTGGCACGGCCCTAACTGCGACTTTATCTACTGTGCTTGTTAGCAGTTTCAATCCACTGGTATCTTCTGGCGTAGTCGTTAACGTGACGCCTTCCAGTATTGCGTCTCAATCGCTTAATCCATCGATTGCTTTAAGCGCCAGAGCAAATCCAACGTCTGCAGACATTGCTATATTATCTAATAATCCTTTTATTTCTGCTGGCGTAACTGTAAATATTGATTTATCGACTCAGCATAATGAATCGAATGATCCGTCGATTTCCGCAGGCGCATCTCAAACCGTTGATTTGACAGGTGTTATACTTGAGTCATACGACCCGGATATTTCAACGACCGTAATAACTCAGGTACTACCTACGCCTTCGGATGTTACAGTAGCATCATATGACCCTGCTATAAGCTCAGGCGCTTCTGCTTCACCGAATATAGCTTTAACAGATATTGCAGCAAATGATCCACAGATTGCTGCAGGCGTTAATCTAACTGTAACAATCTCAGACGTAGCAATGCGATCTGAGAATCCATTTGTAGGTGTTTCAACGATTGTTGGTGTTGACGCATCTCGTGTCAATGTAGCATCGAATGATCCGCTTGTTAATGCTGGCTCATCCGTATTTCCAAGCGCTGGTTACGAAAACGTTGTATCGATCAATCCCGGAATCGTTACAGGCGCATCGAAAACAGTCACAACGACTACGATTCAGTTTAATAGTCTAACGCCAATTATTGAGGCTGGCGTTGATCCATATCTACTAATCGTTAATATAGATGGATCATACAGCAAAGACTACGATATTAACGGCTCGTATTATCTTAACATTGCGATATAGGTGACATTATGGCTTTGCCAGTAATAAAGAATATTGACATAATTCGTGGGCAGGCCGCAAACTTACTTGTAACTGTACCTGACGAAGCTGATCTACTAGCTGCGTCAATCCAGTTTGGTGTTTCAATCGGTCCAAGCCAACCTTACATAATTACTTTGCCAACTAATGTGGATGGCCAAGTAATAACTGGAGCTTTAGAAGCTGCAGATAGCGAAACTCTCACAGGTAAGAAATACTATTTTAGTTGCTGGGTTGTAATATCTGGTGACCCAACGCCGGTAGCTCGTGGCTACTTAAATGTCACTAACGATTCTAGAAATAACTGAGGACTTACAAATGCAATTTTACAATCACACCAAGAAGTTGTTTGCTAACGGCGAAGTGGATATCACCAACCTCAAAGTTATGCTGACAAATGGCTACTCTTTCAATGCTACACAAACCGATCTGACAGCCGCCACAGCCGCTCAGGTATCTGGTAATGGTTGGACTGCTGGGGGCGTAACTATTGCGAACGCCGCTGTAACTGTGTCAACAACCAACGACGCAAAACTCGATGGCGATGACATTTCCGTCACTGCTACAGGCGGCGACATTGGTCCAGCTGACGGACTAGTTGTAGTTGATGCAACGAACAATAATCCATTGCTGCATTACTCGTTTGGGTCATCTCAGACTGCTGGTGACGGTACGCCGTTCAATGTGAACTGGGACGCAAACGGTATCCTGACCTGGCAAGACCCAGTATAATAGCGTGACCATGGCTATCCCTGTTTTAATCTGGCTAGCCACGGGTCATAATTACATTATGGTCTTAGTTAGATCGTACATTCCTCGGTGAGGAGCTATCGATGAAATAAATTGGAGAATTTCTTATGCCATCCGTAACGCTTGCCGAAGCGGCAAAACTGACGAACGATATGCTCCTCGCCGGAGTTATCGAAAGTATCGTTGAAGTCAACCCCATCTACGAAGTCATGCCGTTCATGGGCATCGAAGGTAACGCACTGGCTTACAACCGTGAAGTTACTCTCGGCGATGTTCAGTTCGCAGGTGTTGATGACACCATCACTGCAAAGAATCCCGCCACCTTTGACCGTGTGACATCCGAGCTTACCACTCTGATTGGTGATGCGGAAGTCAATGGCCTGATTCAAGCAACCAAGTCTGACTTCACTGACCAGAAAGCTACTCAGATCGCTTCCAAGGCGAAATCTCTGGGTCGTAAGTATCAGCAAAACCTCATCATCGGTGATGGCACGTCCAACTCCTTTGAAGGCCTGTTGACACTGTTGCCGGCCAGCCAAACGGTTGATACTGGCACTGACGGTTCAAATCTGACGTTCGAGTTGCTGGACGAATTGATCGATACTGTTAAAGACAAAGACGGCTCTGTCGATTACTTCATGATGCCTGCACGCACTATTCGTGCCTTCATGTCGCTGCTGCGTGAGCTTGGTGGAGCGAGTATCAACGATGTGCTGACTCTACCTTCTGGTCGTCAAGTTCCAATGTATCGCGGTGTTCCAATCTTCCGCAACGATTGGCTGCCGGTTGATCAGACAAAGGGCGCAACTACTGGTTCTACAACCACTATTTTCGCCGGTACGTTTGATGACGGTTCTGGTACTCACGGTATCAGCGGGCTGACAGCCATCCGTCAATTTGGTCTGCAGGTTCAAGAAATTGGCCCTTCAGAAACCAAGGACAACGACATCACTCGTGTCAAGATGTACTGTGGCATGGCGTTGTTCAGTGAACTGGGTCTGGCGGCCGCACCTGGCGTCAAGAACTAATCAACCCCTCTGGTCGATAAAGCCACAATTATAAGGACTTAACTGTGGTTTAATTTGGAGAAACGAAAAATGAAACAGATCAAATTCACACTGCCAAAAGAAGCCACAAAGAAAGCAAAGAACGGTATTCAAGCCGTTGGTGGCAAATACAATTTCAAAGACGGCGAACTCGTTGTGAACGACGACGTTGCTCGCAAGATCAAGAAGGTTCTGACAACCTACTACGGTTGCGCCGTATCGGCAGCCGGCGAAACTGCAGCAGAGCCAGAGCCACAAAGTGGCGATGACGCAAGTTTGAGCAAGACCGCCACAAAGAAGTAAATTTCAGGTTTCGAGGCTGACAGTATGTTGACTATAGTTGATTCTCCAGGTGACCCGTCTGCTAATAGTTATGTCAGCCTCGCTTTTTCTGATCAATACATGACGGAATCCGTTGGTCGATCTGACTGGGTTTCAGCTGATGTAGAGACTAAGATAGCCGCGCTAATTGAAGCAACTCGGACTATCGACTCTATCTACACCTGGTTCAGCAGATCTACAGATCAATTTCAAGCTCTTGATTGGCCTCAAGAGCTTCAATGGGATAAGTTTGGGCGTCGAATTCCAAATACAGTTATTCCAGTGCCACTGAAGAACGTCGCGTGTGAATTGGCGTATAACATCTTCAAGTTTGGCGGTACATCACAAGAAAGCTCAAAAGTTGATGTGGTTAAGATTGGTCCAATCACCCTTGATTTGACTGAGTCAAGTCCACAACGATTCTTTGAAACTGTTGACTTTGGTAGTCTTGAGATTTTTGGCCAGTATAATATCAAAACTGCTGGCTCTGCTCACAACGTCAAGGTGTACAGATGAGTGTAAACATTAACTCACTTGTGAATCAGGCATTTGCCACGATTGAGCAAGTCATGCCAGACGCAATCGTTCAGGGTCGATTGGTTAAGTATGATAGCGCGTATGATCGTGACACAGCTAAATATGCCAACACTGAATCTGACTCACAAGACGTAAAGTGCGTATTTGACGAAAGTGAAGAGTATTTCAGAATATCAGAAAACAGCAATACCACTACTATCAAGATTCATGTATTTGGATTGCTTGACAAGACTGTGGATATGTTTGACGAGTTAGAGCTAACTCTTAAAAGCGGTGTTAAAAAGTATAAAACTTCGGAATTAACGAGTATAAACGTAGGTACCAGCGCAGTTTTACATACTTTTATAATAACCAACTAAAATGGTACGCTCTGAGAGCGCTCCCATTAAGTTTTTAAGGGGCTAGCCAGTAGGGTAACATAGCTACAAAATAGCTACTTTAGGAGCGTTTTATGTTTGCATCGTTTGATAGTGATATTGCGGGTATAAAGCGCTTCATGGATAAAGCTCTCGCAACTGAAAAAGGCAAACTAGCCATTCAGATTTGGGAGAAAGCCGTAGACCTCTCACCTGTATATTCTGGTAGCTACAGAGCATCTTGGCAAATTTCTATCGGTGCTTTAAGCTTTAAATACGACAATTCAAGTCGTCAGCCAAACAGCATTCCAAGACCTTCAATTCCATCAATTACTCTTGCTGGCAAAGCAATGGATAAAGTCTACGTATCTAACGGAGCGCCATACAGCTTTCTCGTAGAATACGGTGGACCAAAGAATCCAGCTCATCATGTAGCCTATAGAGCTGTAAGTGCATCAATATGAGTTATTTATCAGTTTACAAAAGTTGTATCAATCAATTTCTGGATAATTGGTCACATACGCCTATTGAGCTTGAAGGCAAGAAGACAGATGTCGATGAGCTTGATGAGTTTGTACGAATTCAAATTTTTAATGACGATTCATCAAATTACAGCCATGGTGAAACGCCCAATAAGCTTTTGATTGGTCATGCCATTGTGGAAATCTACACACGCAGAGGTGAAGGCGTAGGGCGTCTGATTGAACTTACAGATCTATGTGTTGCAATCTTTTCGAATACTCGCATTGGTGCAATCAAGTTCGATGCATCACAAGTTTTAGATCGCCAGCAAATGATTACTGGCGAGACCGTTGTTGATCCAAACTGGATTTCAAAGTCTGTTATAACAAGATTTAGGTCTCCAATATGAGCGAGTTTAAAGTTGGCGAGTCATCATTTAAATGTCGATATCTTTTTTCAAAAGACCTGATCGATGACGCAAAAACAAAAGGTATAAGACTGCATCGACAAGCGTCTGATAAAGATTTTGATGACGCCTTTGTCACGTTTGTATGCGAAAATGTAGTCTATGACTGGGCTAATATCTACGATCTAGATGATAACGAGCTTGATTTTGATACTGATTACTTGTATCAGATATTTGAAAATCATCCAAAGATTTTTATCAATCTTTTGAGATACTGTTCAAAAGCAGATAACTTTGAATTGGTGAGCGCATGAGTGAAGAACGCATTGTCTATATTGTCATAGACCCTTCAAGGGCTCGTTCTGGCGCTCGCTCAGTTGTCGGCGCACTTAACGGTATTGAAGGTGCGACTGAACGTGTCAATAAAAGAATGCGTGCAACTGATCGTGCAATGCAAGGCTTCTCACGCAACTTTGGCAGACTTCAGGCGATACTGATAACCGCACAGCCTGTACGATTCTTTTCAGCGTTTATGAGATCACTCGTAGAGGCTGACAAAGTTGTAACAACGTTCAAATCACAGCTGTTCACTGTAACAGGCGATCTAGGTCAAGCCGCTGACGAATTTGATCGATTGAAAGATACCGCCCAAGCTTACGCTGTACCAATTAACTCTTTGACTAAAGGCTTTGCTAAACTCAAAGCCTCGATGAACACGCCTGAGTTGGAGAAATATAACGATGCCTTGTTCCAATCAACCGTGGTATTGAGTTCAGTGCTTCACATGGCTGAATACAATACTGAGCGTGTGTTTAACGTAATGATTCAGATCATGAGTAAAGGCCAGCTCATGATGGAAGAATTGAAACAGCAGCTCGGTGAACACGTTCCAGGCGCGATAGCACTTGCTGCAGAGTCCATGGGCATGAGCGTCCGTGAAATGATGGACGAGATGCAAGCTGGTAATATATCAGCCGAAAAGTTTGCGTCTGGTTGGTCGAAGCTGATTCTTGAAAGATTTGGACCAGCCGTAGAAGTTGCCACTAAATCAATTCAAGCGTCGATCAACCGATTCAATAACGTTATTCAAGCGTCAATGATTGATTTGACTGAAAGTGAGGCTGGTTTTGCAATTGCAAGACTGATCACAACGATCGTTGAAAAGATCGATGGCGCTGGTGAGTATTTTGAAGTCTTTGGTCGCAGACTTGCCGAAGTCGCGCTAGATATGGAGGACTTCGTTAAGCAGCTTCAACCGTCTGATATTGAGGACTTCTTTGAAGCTGCTATAAATCTATTTAAAGCGCTCATAGATATGGGCGGTGCACTTGCTAGCGCGATAATCTTCTTGTCAACGTATCGTGAAGAAGTTGGTCTAGCCATTAAACTGGTTGGCAGCTTGTGGGCTGCTACAAAACTTTACACAGCTGCAATATGGGCATTTAACACTGCTGCAGCTGCATCGAAACTTCCTATACTTGGGATGGCTGGCGCATTGTCAATACTTGCAGCCGCCG